CCGAGAGATAAATAGAGCTTGGATACTCTCCTTTTGAGAAAGTGTCCAATATCTATTATCCTTCGGAAGCCATTCAAGGGTTCCCGCAAGTTGTTGAGATTTACCAACCGCAACATTCTTGTTATCCTTCTCGATCATGGTAGATTTACCACGTTCAAGAAGTCTTACTTTTACAGAATCAACTATAATCGATAGACTATAATCAGTTTTGTGAAAAGGTTGTTTATATTTTAAATTTTTCAGATTAAGTACCCTCTCGGTGTATTTAACTGCTAATTTAGAATAACCATGCTCACCAGGTGAGATATGTGAACCAGCATCTAGGTGATACTGGGTAATCAAGTTAAGGTAACCAATCGGCCCCTTAGCAAGATGATCATCTCCTCCGATATGGAGGAATCTCCAGCTACTTTTAGGAGCTGGATCATTCGTATTTAGAATATAAGAGGATTCTCTATAATCTATATACGCTAATTCTTCAATCGATAGATTGAGTAACGTTAATGATGGTTTGGCGATAGCTTCACCCATCATTATTCCGGTAGTAGATACGATTGTACTATTATCAGAAAATGTTATCCGGCGTGGACCGATTAGTCCTACAACCAGATTAATATACTCGTCTCTGAACGTCAGTTCATAGCCGCGCATAAAGCCATGGAGAATTGCTTTCGTAATTTCCCATTGCTGTGCATTAGTAGCATCTTTAAGGTCCGATGAAAGGACTGCGTGACCAGGGGGTAGTTCCAAACTATCCTCTAGTCTACACATTCCCTTAACCGCCTCCCAAGCTTGATCCTGTCGGTGAAAGCTTGAGAAGACTGAAGGATGATACTTCATGGCATCAATCAATAGATGTGCCAATGGAGCTTGTAACACATTCAACCAATAGTTGGATAGTGTTATATGTCTCGCTTTGTCCCCCATCTCAGGAACGACTGTTGCTCTGAGATCAGGTATGTCGCATTTTAAGTATTCTTTCCATGCAACATATAGAAGTTGATGTCCAAGAACTTGATCAAGTCCTTGGAATCTACCAGGTTGTTCCTTAATTAAGGAATATTCTTCAAGAAAAGTTTTGTCCTCTAGGATTTCTTCTTTTCTAAATAAAGTCTTCCATAAAGGTATATCTACCTTGTGTTGGGCTTTACCAAATGGTGTATCCTCAACGAAAGTTGAAGATGGAACGTAAGTAAGAACTCGATCGAGTGCCATTCTTACGGCTTTAGCTTGACCACCCTCAGATATTGGGTAGTCAATTTCTCCAGAAGATGTTACTGAGATGTGACATTCTCCTTTGTTTAAAATAGGTCGGAGGTTTCGACAGATTCCTCCAATCCTTCTTGCAGCCAAACCTAATCGGATAATCGTCCGATTGGTAGGTTTAAAATCAGTTTGAAGAACAGATTTGAACTTCTTACGTGATTCTAACTCGGTTCGGATACCCATATAAGGCATCTGTCTCCGAGAGACTAAATGAGATAACCTTTGCAACGATAGTTGATTTGGTTCCTCAGTATATAGAGCGGCTATCCAGGAAATTCCTCGTAACCGTCTAAATATATTATTACCACTGGGTTGCTTTAGCTCCCCAATAGTAGTAGTTTTCGCCGCAGTATGGAATAGGTGATTTCCCCATTCCTTCCACATTCTTGTCAAATCTGATAAATTGTGGGCGCCTACTTTAAAGATTTTTCGTACGATTGTACGAATCAATCCGATATCTGGACCGTCATACAGAAAAATATTCTGATCAGCGATCCATAAGCTATCGACGAATCCTGATATGAATTCCTCGATTCTTCCAAAATCGTGCTTGGATCTAGATAGTATCACATGTGATACTACTGGAGCTAAACCCAAGTCAACGGTTAGGATTTTATACAGACCTTTCAATTGAAACTCTGTAAAATATTTTTGTTTATCTTCCCAGATTTGGCAAGATAACCTTTTACCTTTGTAAGTTTCCGATAGGAGACTTCCAGAAGGAATCTTATAATAAAGTCGATTGACTCTATCAGTAAGATTTGGGTTCCCTAGGACAGGCAATAGTCTATCCCAAGGTGAACTCTTCCGACTCCGACCAACACACTCACTGATGATGTGTGCTTGGATAAGAGAAACAGATAAA